TCAATTGGCAGAGGCATACGAAAGGCACAAGACAAGGACTTTGTACAGATATGGGACATTACGTCCACATGCAAATATGCAAAGAGACATTTAACATCACGTAAGAAGTTTTACAAAGAAGCAGAATATCCGTTTACGATTGAAAAAGTAGATTGGCAAAAATAAAGGAAACTACATGAATATATTAACATTAGATAATAAAGCCTTTTCACTTAACAACCTGCCAGAACAGATTGAAGAAGATATTAGATTCAGTGTATTAGATAATGCGGATCCAAAAAATCCGGATTTCTTTTTTATACCTCTAATATTTTTAGAAAGTTTTAGTTCTCCGGCGATTGTTATGGAGATTAATGGTAAAGAAATTAGTATGCCACTTGACTGGCATATTGCAGTAGGAGACTCCGAGACTGGAAACGATCTCGAGATTCTACCACTAACAAGTATTAACGACAGAGGATTTGAAGCATTTGTTTTTAATCCACTAAAGAGTTACAAGCCAGACTTTGGAAGTTTAAAAGTTACAAACTTCTATAATGATGTTAAATGGCATGTACCTAAAACTAAGAACGGACAATTATTAAGTGTACCAATTGAAGACGGACCTAATCCATTGTGTGCATTTTTTATTAAAGATGTATCAAGACAAATTGAAACAATTGACTATGGAGAACTATTTTAATGAATGCATTTGTAGTGTATGTTTGGATGACTGTGGCGTATATGCCATGGGATATTGTTAAGGTGGGCGAGTTCGCAAACTGTGAGCAAGGTATTGCTACAGCAAATAATTTATATCCGGGATACGTAGCACTACATTGTATCACACCTGACTTGGTACCTCCTGGAGGTTTTCCTGAATGAAGTTGTACTCTAAGCATTATCAAAACCAATTAAGAAAGTTACACCAGCTCAAGTCAAGTTTTGGCAGTGCTGGAAAGTACAAAGGACTTAATGAATGGATTGATAAATGGTCACCTCAGAGTTTAACTGACTATGGTTGTGGTAAAGGAAACGTCATGAAAGAAATTGGTAAACGTTATCCTACATGCCACCTGCAAGGTTATGATCCAGGTGTGGTTGAATATAATCAAATACCTGAGTTCGCAACAGACTTGCTAATGTGTACAGATGTACTTGAACACATTGAGCCTGAAATGATTGACAATGTGTTACAACATATTAATACATTGTTTAAGAAGAGTGCATTCTTGTTAATTGATACAAGAGAAGCAATCAAAACATTACCGGATGGTCGTAACGCACATTTGATAATTGAAGGTAAGGATTGGTGGACTGAAAAAGTCACTAAGAACATAAAAGGAAATGTAGTAGTAAATGCACTTCAAAAACAACAAAAAATATTAATGGTGGTGGACAAGTGAACCAAGCAGTAATGAGTATAAGAAATATTGATGGCAAGGTAGTAAAGGAAGACGATAGATATCTTGTAAGAGATAATACAGAATTAAATAATTTAGTTGTTAGTAGTACAAAACTTAAACCTAACAAAGCAACATCTGGTCATAAACATGATGGTCAGGAAGAAGTGTATATGTTTATTGAAGGCGACGGACACATGACATTAGATGACAACCGCTTTCAAATTAGAGAAGGACAAATGGTCTTAATTGAAGATGGAGTATTTCACAAAGTAGAAGCAGGCGACAACGGTTGCTACTTCGTTTGTGTATTCGATGGAAAGCGATATACGTAATGGAATCTATTTTAATATCACCACAGTTAGTATATAAAGTTAACTGTCCAATAGACTTAACCCCTATTGCTGAACGTAGTGCAAAACTATTAGACACTATTGTTGATCAAGGCGAAGTAGAGCAAGATGGTGGTATTACAAGTACAGGACATCTTGATGCTCCACACTTATGGGAAGAAACAAGACTATTGAACGGTTGGTTAAAAGGACAAGCAAATAAAGTTTTAGAAGCATGGGACTTGAACTACAACACATTTGGTATAACAAAGAGTTGGGTCAACAGTCACTTTGAAGGTGCATGGACAGACACACACGATCACGGTGATAGTCATCTTGTTTGTAGTGTGTATATACAGCAACCAGAGAATGGTGGCAACTTAGAATTTGAAAATAAAGAAAGAACATTGTTTGCAGGCTATCCACGTTTCGCTCAAAATCAATCAAAACTTCATAACTACTTTACAGAGGTTGAAGTCAAACAGGGTGACGTAGTATTCTTTCCAGGCTGGTTAAGCCATAAGAGTCAACCAAATAAATCATTACAACGTAGAATTGTAATGGGAATGAATTGGCACTGTGCGTTAGAACGTCCACAACAGTTAGACAACAACCATATAACGAGGCAAGATGTTTAGTATTTTTAATAAGCCAAGCAAAATAACATTAGATTGTTTTACTGATCAACGTATTATCTATGATGCGTATGAGCCCGAACTTGCCAAAGACACAATGCCTGATTGGTGGAAGAAGATGGCATCAACACGTAAGTTTGATAGCATGACATACCAAGGCTTAGACAATGCTACACTAAAACGTTGCCCACACGTAAACGAATTATTAACAACAGGCGTTATGTTTCCTGCCTGGATGCAGTTAAAAATTAAAACATTTGATCAACCTAATCAAGCAATGATCCAAACGTATCCAGAAGGCAGTCCTGTTATACCACACGACCCACAAGACTATGCACACCACAAGCCAAACATGTTTCATGGTAAAGTAATGAGTCCGTGGCAGATAAGAGACACAAGCGGAACTAAATGGTTATGGACAAGTCCACAATGGCACATGACTAATCCAATAGAGTATTGGACAGTTCCTGCTATATCAGAGTTCAAGTATCAACACGCAACTATTGTTAACTTGATGGTACCATTCAACAGTGAACTAAACGTTGAGCCAGGTGATCCGTGGCTACACTTGGTGCCACTATCAGACAAACGGATCGAATTAAAAACACATTTGGTTTCTTCAGAAGAACTGAAAAAGATGAACAGTCTTATGATGGGCGTAGGAAGTTATTCACGTTTTATGAACCGAATGAAAAAGAAAGGAAAGTAATGCGATTATTAATTTTTATTTTAGTATTATTTACAGCAGTGGCTATCTACACAGACACAGGCGTAGACTTTGAGGATACAAAAACTATAGAGGAGTTAGGGAAATGAGTCCAAGCAATGAAGAAAAACTTTTAAAAGATATCGAGTTGTTAAGTGTAAAAGTAGACAAGTTGCAATTAACTGTTGAAGCATTAGATAATAAACTTGAAAATCATATTGGCTTTATTGACAAAACATATGAAGGCTTACGTAATCCAATTGATGCCGCAAAAAGGTTTTTAAAAAGATGAAAGTAAGTCCATTAAATATTTTTGATATTGAGAATCCATTTCCAGAATGGCTTGTACAGTATATTGAAGATCAAACTAAAGATGTTAATTGGCAGTTTGTAAGTGTACCGCCAGAACACGAAGACGGAGACAAATATAAAACTCCTGCACTGTTTACTGATGTTATGTTCTGTACACAAAGCAACATACTCGATGATCACAAAGAACTTACAAAGTTATTGCACACTGCATTGACTCGTGATATTATTCCTAATACAATCCCAGATGCAGAGATTAATCAAGTAACACGTACAAGACTTAATGGTACAGTACAAAACGTTTACTATGGCCCACACACTGATGTAAGCAACAACGAGCCCGGACTATGGACATTTGTTTACTATGTTAATGATGCAGACGGTGATACAATCTTCTTTGAAGAAGATGGCAAGACAGAGTTAACAAGAACAAAATACAAACGAGGAAATGCTGTTCTATTTCCTGCACACTATTGGCACACTATGGACTTGACTACAGTTCCGTTTCGTGTTACAATAGGTATGACATATTCAATAGAGACAAAACTAAATGGCTGATAGATTACCTTTAAAAGATATACTTGGTGCAATCGATATGAATGCAAAAGATGTATGGGACGAACTTACTGATGAACAACGTAAGTCTGTTAGTTTCTTTTTGCTTAATAGATATTGTAGTGTAGTTAAAGGTAAACGTGAAGCACAAGAACTTTCAGTATTCAAAACTAATGAATATTATAACAAGAACTATTTTACTATTGCAAAACATCAGAAACTATTGTGGCAACTACTTTGCATGACAGCAAACGAAAACAAGTCTATTCAGTATCATGAATGGATAGGTTACAAAAAGAAAAAAGGTGCTACTAATAAATCAGGTAAAGAACTTGAAAAGATATTTCCTAACATGAAAGCAGATGAAATACAAATGTTAGTTAGTATGAATAAGAAGAAAGATATAGAAAAATTTATAGAGGAATTCAATGGGCATAATTAAAAAGAACGGAAGACTGTTTACATTTGGTTGTAGCCTAACAAGATATCACTGGCCTACATGGGCAGATATCTTAGGACAAAGTTATGCTGAGTTTTACAACTGGGCTAACAGAGGTGCTGGCAATAGACAGATTATGGAACGGTTTAGTGAAGCATGTTTACGTCATGACTTTACAACTGAGGACACAGTTATTGTACAATGGACTGACTATCATAGATTTGATCATCACAAGAGTGATCCAGACTTACCTGAGAGTTGGTATCCGGGCGGCAACATATTTGTTGATAATCAAGCAGATCAGATTAAAGGCTTTGTAATGAATAAGTTGTGGGACGAACGTTCGTATATGATGCACTCGTTTAACTCTATACACGCCGCAGTAGCACTTGCAAGAACTATTAAAGCAAGAGTAGTTTTTATATTTGGTACTGACATGCGAGAACATTTATTACATGATCCGTATTGGGCACCTTACAAAAAGATTTTACAAAACAGTTATTGGATTGAAAAGGATTTATATAACTGGATGGTACAGATGCATGATAAACGTTTATCGTTCAAAGGTGCAAAGTTAGGTAACTTAGATGAGGAACCTACATTAGATTATCACCCAACGCCAATGATGTATTATGAATTCCTAATGAAACGCATTTCACCATTGTTAGGTGTAGGGATTGATAAAAAGTTTGCAGGCAAATATCAGAAAGTATTAGAGGCTACAGATGACTACAAAGATATCGGAAAAGCAATTCTTGAAGCAGGTTACGATACAAATAAAAGATACGCAAGGGGTTACTAACGTGTCAGATAAAAAGTTCGTATGTCAATATTGCAATACAGCATACACAAGAGAAAAAACTCTTATGGTGCATATGTGCGAACAAAAACGTAGAGCATTACAAAAGAACGAGAAACGTGTACAGTTAGGCTTTTATGCATTTACAAGATTCTATGTACTGTGTCAGAACGTTAAGAGAGAAAAGACTTATGAAGAATTTTGTAAGTCATCATACTATAACGCATTTGTAAAGTTTGGATCATTTGTAAACAATGTGCGTCCGTTATACCCAGAGAAGTATATTGACTATGTAGTAACAAGCGGAGTCAAACTTGATCATTGGTGTAGAGATGAACTGTATGAAAAATACGCAATTGGTATCTTAAAGAAAGAAGGTGTTGAAACAGCAGTAGAACGTTCAATCAAAACTATGATGGATTGGGGAGATGACCAAGAAGCACAATGGAATGATTATTTTAGATATGCAAGTCTTAACAGAGTAACGCAACATTTACGTGATGGTAAGATTAGTGCATGGCTTGTATTGAATTGTGCAAGTGGTAAAGAGATGTTATCAAAATTTAATGATGAACAACTTGGGATTGTATATGCTGTAATGGATCCACAGCATTGGGCATTACGTTTTAAACGTAGTCCAACAGACGTAGAATTGGTAAAAGAAATAGCACAAAAGGCTAACTTATGATTGACAAAGACGAAGAAAAACTGTATAATATAACTATGAACACACAAAACAATAATGAAATGATAGTGTCAAACCATGTTGGTGTTGACGGAGAAAGTGTAGATAGAATCTATGGAGACCCTAATAGTGGCAAGTATAGATTAGTTCAAAGAGACTACACTACCTATAAAGGAACCATTAATAAAAAAATGACTATGGTCAAAGGTACAGACGGTAATCGATTTAAGAGTCATGTGTTTGTTACACAAGATGATAGATGGTTTGATAGAGGCGGTTTGCCTATCACTAAACCAAACAATTTAGCAAATGAAACAGAAACAAAAGAAACAAAAGAAGAAGAAAAAAGTAGTATCGAAAAAGCGAGTGACTAAAAGAGAAATCGAAGGATACTACATTCCAGGAGATGGTACAATACAAACATTGTACAAACCCAAATGGTAATACTATACGGAATAATATTTCTATGTGTGTGTTACGCAATACCCGTATTCATGCTATGGTGCATGGACAAGGAAGAGCCTAAATAAAATGCCTGATATTGATATAGACTTTGCTGATAGAAACGTAGTGCTTGATAAGATTAAGCATCGTGTCGCTAAACTTGACACAGGCAAAAAACATAACACAGGTGTATACACAACTGAGGTTCCACACAATCCTGTGGACAACTTATCTACAATCGAACACAAGACTGCAGAAGAGCGAGGATATTTTAAATTAGACTTCCTCAACGTTTCGATATATAAAGATGTACAAGATGAAGCACATCTTATTAGACTCATGAAGAAGGAACCATTATGGGATTTACTAACCGCTCCAGAATTCAGCAAACAATTATTTCACGTAGGAGAACACAGTTACCTCCTAAGCAAACTAAAGCCAACAACGATACCGCAGTTAGCGGCAGTGCTGGCGATCATAAGACCAGCGAAGAGACATCTACAAGACCATGGCTGGGAACAGATACTACAAGAGGTGTGGGTAAAACCTGAAGACGGTTCCTACTACTTTAAGAAAGCACACGCAATGGCGTATGCCCAAGCAATCGTAGTTCATATGAACTTGCTCTGTGAGCAAATCCAAAAGTAATTATTTAGGCTTTTTTACTAATTGTACAGAACGTCTTTTCACTCTCTTGAGTGTAAGGTTCTTTAAGTTCACAGTTGGCCCGTGAACGATCTTTACGTCTTTACTGTTCATGTTAACCAATGCGTATCTAAACTTATCCATCTCTTTTCTCAAAAAGATGTTGATAGGGATCATGCGGTTACTTTCCCACCACCATGTTTCACCCATCTCTAAGAACACTGGTTGATGTCCATCTTGCAACTCCGAGTAAACGTACATGCTTGTAATAAAGTTATCCTGATTACAAACGATACCTACGTACTCATTGCCACCATATGTAACAACACTTAAAAACGGAAATTTATCTTCTATGTCTTTTCTTAACATCATATCCTATAAATAGTTATATGCAACTTATACCCAGATATTTAGTCAATGCCAAAACCACTCTCGTAGCAAATGTGACTACGGGCACAACAACGGAGTTAAGACAAGTGTACCAGAAAAACTTAAAAATTTTTAAAGGTATCGACAACATGTTGACCTTTGAAATAAAAAACAACGACAGTAAGCCTATAAGCATACTTAATACGTATACGCCACACTTTACAGCGTTCGATCATGCTAAAACACAAGTGCTTACTAAAATAGGAACAATTAAAGAAACATCAACGCCTAACTATAAAGGTCAGTTTGAAGTTAGTATTACTGCAAACGACTTATTAAACTTAGACGATCAGTTACTAACTTATACAATTTACTTGACTAAGGACAGTGACAACAGTGAAGTACTTACGTATGCTAACACCCACTTTGAGATGATTGGTACCATCGAGTTGCACGGTGAAGCATTCCCTGGACCGAAAGACACATACTCCGTTAGTTCTTTCACAGAGATAGAAAACACTGATCCTGTTGAATATAAGAGCGAACAGATCACAGCAGAAGCGGCACGTAATGGTAACGAAGCATTACATACTGCGGCAATATACTCAACTGACTTTATAGGTACAGTAACTATTCAAGGTAGTTTGGAAAATCAAAATCCAACTAATTGGGTAGACATTACAACTGTAAATTTAGAAAATCCAACTGACCCTACTCCAGTTAATTTTAATGGTGTGTTTTCATATTTGAGAACCAAATATACAACAACAAATTCTGGAACAATTGATAAAGTATTAGTCCGAAATTAGTTGACTTCTGATGCAAATGATACTATAATAGTATTATGAGCATTGTATTCGAGACACTACAGTTACATCTACCTACTAAGAAGAAAACTACTCCAAGTGGTTGGACTTCTTTCAATGCACCTTGTTGTGTACACAACGGAACCAATGCTGACAAAAGACAACGTGGCGGACTAATCAATAACGGCGAAGGTGGTATAAGTTATCATTGTTTCAACTGTGGCTTCAAAGCAAGTTGGGTTCCAGGCAGACAGTTAAGTTACAAAATGCGTAAACTGTTTCAATGGTTAAACACACCCGATGATGTAGTAACTAAACTTGCACTACAATGTTTACAGATTGCTGAAGTAGGTATTAGTAACGTTGAAATAAAACTTCCTAAGTTTGATATTAAAGAATTACCTAAAGATGCTAAACCTATTAACAATGATACACCGTTAGAAGTCATACAGTATCTACAAACAAGAAACTTATACTTAGAAGATTATAACTTTCATTGGTCACCTGAATTAAAAGATAGATTGATCATTCCGTTCTATCACAAAAATGAAATAGTAGGATACACTGCACGTAAAGTTAAAGATGGTAATCCGAAATATCTAAGTGATCAACAACCTGGATATGTATTCAATATTGATGCACAACATTATACTCGTGTGCTTACTATTGTTGTAGAAGGTCCTTTTGATGCAATAGCAGTAGAAGGCTGTGCATTACTGGGTAGCGAAATCAAAGATCAACAGGCCATGCTCCTCAATAGTTTAAATACAAATAAGATAGTTGTGCCTGATAGAGATGAAGCAGGTGCTAAACTTGTAGACCAAGCAATAGAACTTGGCTGGAGTGTTAGTATGCCCGAATGGGGTAACAACATAAACGATGTGAATGATGCTGTAAATGAATATGGCAAAATGTACACATTGTATTCAATTGTGTCAGCAAGTGAAAAGAACGAATTAAAAATTAAACTACGGAGCAAAAAATGGTTTGGTTAAAAACATTGTGGGATAAGATCACTAAACCGATTAGTGATTGGAATGATAAGCGTAGAATGAAAAAGCGGATTGAAGAACTTAAGAAACGTGATCCTTTCATTTACAAATGAGAATGCCTGGAGATAAAACTATGATCATATGGGGTATGGTTGGAAACAGCCACGATGCAAGTTTGGCTGTGTTCAGAAAGACAGAGAACAAGTTAGAATTGTTATGGGCGGCATTGAGCAAAGACTTCAGTAACGTAGATAATGATCCGCATTTCAATTGGACTATAATTGAAGTTGCAAGAAAGAACTTCGGTGACCCAGACCAAGTTGTATGGTATGAGAATCCATTTACAAAAAGTCTTAGACAGTTATGGGCTGGACAAGGTTTCTTGTTTAAAGAAAATAATATTAAAGCATACTTGAAGCAGTGGAACATTGATGTTCCTATTAAGTATGTACCACATCACTTATCACATGCGGCATATGGATATTACACAAGCGGTTGGAATCACGGTAACGTAATATGTATTGACAGCATTGGAGAGTTTGAAACACTAACAATGTGGAGAGGTGATGGAGATACATTAACAAAAATTAGTAGTCAAAGTTATCCTAACAGTTTAGGACTTTGGTATAGTGCAATGACACAACGTTTAGGTTATACACCTAACAAGCAAGAAGCAGTTATTAGTACGTTAGCAAAGTCAGGTAACCCATACAAGTACAAGCAAAAACTGTATGACGATTTCTTTGAAGTAACATATGATCCATTATGTAAAATTAAATTTAAAGAGAACTGCCATAGAGGATTAAGATGGTATGCTCCTGAGATTAAGGATATTGACAACCTTGCGGCAAGTGTACAACATGTGTTTGAAGACCTGTGTATGAAACTTACTACAAGCATACAATACAATAACCCAAGTACCAATCTTGCTGTAACAGGAGGTTGTGCTTTGAACAGAGGCGCAATGGACAAGATTAGAAAGAACTGGAGAGGCTTTTGGATACCAACCAATCCAGGTGATCCAGGAAGTTGTATCGGAGCAGTATTGGCTTTGGAGAAGAAACACATTGACTTTGATGAAGAAATATGGTATAATAATAAGACAAAAAAAGGATTAGCGAATGAATAAAGAATATGGTTATGATGTACAAAAGGTATATCTGCAAATGATGTTGAGCGATGCACAATCGTTTGTGCGTTGTCAGACTATCTTTGACCATAGTTTATTTGATCGTAAACTGCAAGACGCGGCAGAGTTTATGAATGCGTATGTTACAGAACACAATGCATTGCCTACAGAAGAAATGGTTAATGCAACCTGTCAAACTGATCTTAAGGTTCCTGAAGGACTTAGAGAAGAACACTATGATTGGTTACTGCAAGAGTTTGAAACGTTTACAAGACACAAAGGACTTGAGAGAGCAATACTTGAAAGTGCTGAACTGCTTGAAAAAGGTGAGTATGGTCCTGTAGAAGACAAGGTCAAGAACGCAATACAGGTAGGACTACAAAAGGACTTAGGTATTAATTACTTTGAAGATCCTAAAGGTAGACTTATGGGATTGAAAGACAACAATGGACAAGTAAGCACAGGCTGGACAACACTTGATAGAAAACTATTCGGTGGCTTTAACAAAGGTGAACTGAATATCTTTGCAGGTGGATCGGGTGCAGGTAAGAGTTTGTTCTTGGCAAACTTAGGTGTGAACTGGGCATTGAACGGCATGAACGTTTGTTATCTAACTTTTGAGTTGAGTGAGGCATTGGTAGCAATGCGTGTTGACAGTATGTTTACAGACATTCCAACAAAAGAAATATTTAAGGATCTTGATGGAGTTGAAATGAAAGTCAAGATGATTGGCAAGAAGGCTGGAGCATTCCAAGTCAAGTATATGCCAAGTGGTAAGAACGCAAACGATATTAGAAGTTATTTGAAAGAGTATGAAATTAAAACAGGACGTAAGATTGATGTACTGTTAGTTGACTACTTAGACTTGATGATGCCTATGAGTAGAAAAGTATCGCCAAGTGATTTGTTTATTAAAGATAAGTTTGTGAGTGAGGAACTGCGTAACCTTGCAATGGAATTAGGTTGTGTGTTTGTAACTGCGGCACAGTTGAACAGAGGTGCAGTAGAAGAAATAGAATTTGATCACTCGCACATCAGTGGTGGCTTGAGTAAGATTCAAACTGCTGATAACGTGATAGGTATCTTTACAAGTAGAGCAATGCGTGAACGTGGTAGATATCAAATACAGTTAATGAAGACAAGGTCAAGTAGTGGAGTAGGTGCTAAGATTGATCTTGAGTTTGACATAGACAGTTTGCGTATTAGAGATTGTGATGAAGATGAAGACACAAACAACTATGCAAGTAGCACAGGCAGTTCAGTACTAAAAGGTTTACAAAGAACAACTGACACATCGGAACCACCAGAGCCAGATGCAGGTGAAGCAGTTAAGAAAGTAAGAGCAGATACAGATAGTACTAAACTAAGACAGTTCATTGGAAACCTTGGCAGTGAGTAGTGTTACAGTAATAGATGATGTCTTTCCTCAGTGGCTACTAACAACTATACAACAGAGTATATCAAACTGTAAGCAATGGGAATATGGTAGAGTAAAAAGTGCATACGGTGATGAGTATGAGAACTATTACAACTGTGTACTTTGGCACAAGAACTATCCTGAGATGGAAGACCCCTTAAAAGGATTAAGCAATACCATAGCAAGTTGCTTTGCACTTGAACTATTACCTAACGGTCCTAAACAACTTGAAGTACTGAGAATGAATGGTACTACACCCGCAAGTGAACAATACCCACATCGTGATTGCGATATGATCGCAGATGACACAGAACGATTGAAGAGTATTGTATGGTGGCCTTTTGGCAGTAGCGGAGATCTTCGCTTCTGGGAACATCAAGTTGACATAGTCAATCCTTCACAGGTTGTGGAGTACAAACCCAATCGTGCTGTGATGTTTGATTCAAGCATTCCGCATGCCGGTAATCCACCACAAGATTGGCCCATGCGTGTTAGTATTAACAGTGTTTGGAAATTATAAAAACAGTCTTTATTAATTATCGTGGCTAAAAATTGCCATGTATTTAAGACGTCTTAAGACTATGAAAATCACCCCTATATGGCTCTTAAATGTCGACTTAGTACAATTCGCTGTACATTGTAGCTCTTTAGTCTTTTTACACGAGCAACAGCGTTTTAACCAGGTTTAACACACCTATTATAGTAGCAGTTTAAATACACATATGCAAGACTTTATTAAAACATGGGACAACGAACTTGATACAGAATACTGTCAAACTGTGATTGATTATTACAATCAACAACAAGGTACACGTATACTGAATCGCCAAACTGCAAATGAGTCAGCACCAAAAATGAACAAAGACGGTGCCATGCTCTATGACGAAGGGGAGACTGGTACGTTTGCCCTCAGCATGAATAAACTACTACAACCCTACTATGATTGCATACACAGATGTGTAGATGATTATGTCAGTGAGTTTGGTATATTTGAAAACGTTAATCCCATACAGTTGAGTCACAGCATTAAAATACAGCATACTCGTCCCAGTGAAGGATATCACGTATGGCACTGTGAACATGCAAGTAGAGACACAGGACAGCGTGCCATACTTGCAATGGTTTACTTAAACACCGTTGAACAAGGAGGTGAAACTGAATTCTTATATCAGAGCCGTAGGATTGATGCCCGAGCTGGGCGAGTTATGTTTTGCCCCGCAGGTTATACGCACACCCACAGAGGTAATCCCCCACTGAGTGGAGACAAGTACTGCGTAACTACTTGGCTTGAGTTTACACACTAACCGATAGAACGCCAAGGCGTAGGTCTGTCTTTGCCCTGTTCCCAAACAAGTTCCCCTGTTTCAATCACAGTGCCAGTCATAAACCCTCCACCTCCGTTACTTGGTACGTAACGACAAGGCTTAACGAGTTTGCCCTTGTAGGTCTTAGGTATATGAATACTTGAGATCCCACGTTGTTTTATTCCTGCCATAAATCCCCTTTTTTAAGAAGTATTTATGATCTTGTGTACGCAGTTGAGCTTCTTACCTGTTGACCTCACATGTTTTAAAAGGGTCTTTGTTACTTCACTAAGACGTGCTCTCGAACACTGTTTACAGTTGTATTTAAAAGGCCATGTGGGATTAGTGTATTAAAAGGCTTCTTTTTGGTGTATTTGATCTAAACTATTTGCAGGTCTCTGGAGCAAACACACAACCCAGTGTGCGTCCTATTGCTTCCCAGTCTGTGGGTCCACTTGTGTCTGGTTCTTGCTGTGTAGGAACACTTGTAGCATCGTTGTTGTTGATGGCTTCATCAATGGTCACCATAGGTGGTTGCGAACAACCTTGTACTGCAAGTACCACAAGTACCATAGCAAGTAATAACCATATTTGAACATCTTGTTTCATCGTACTGTAGTTATCCCGCGAAGCGGTAAAGCGCCAGATTATAGCCGCAGAGCGGTACGCGGTTTTTTAAGAACGTGCGAAGCACAGCGGTAGCAAAGATCGGTAAGCACATTTTGACCTCTTGGCTGTTAATTGTATTAACTGTAGTTACTGTATCTCGCACTGTATGACCCGTCTGTAGTTCCACGCAGACAACAAGTGTATAGAGGTGAGTTCAACACAAGCAAACTGAACACTGCATCTCGTTCGCTCTCAAACACCAGTGTACAGTGATCAAGTTGCGTAGTGTATATCTTATGCTCGAGCAGTAGTTGTGTACCTGCACAGTGCGTATGACTGTCCATAATGATAAAGTCCAGTTGTCGTTGACTTCTTGAGTAATCAAGTTCTACACAATACATCTATTCACCAAGCACATGGTTAGTTTCATGATCTATGTTCTTGAACTTCAACGCACAGTACACATTGATAGGGTGATAGTGTGCAACCCAAAAGCGTACACGGTTAGCATGTATTTCAAAGTCCAATTGATATTTGCGTATGAGTTTGAATGCAGTCGCACAGTCACGTGCATTATGCATATAAGCACAGTATTGATTACGCATACTTGTAGTGCTTGCCGTTAAGTATAGCTCTTGCATGTGCTACACTGTAGTTGTTGATTGTGATGTACTTAATAAGTGTACGTCTATGTTCGTATAGTATGAGTTCGTCCATGTTATACTCCAAATGGGTCTACAGCCCAAAAAATTTGTGTGCGTAAAAAATTTACGAAGTACTTACTGTATTAAGAGGGAACCTTTTGATCCTGTTCTTGATAGTAGCAACCTTACCCGTACTCGCACAGTTGTCATATGAACTATAGAACTCTTCTACTACAGACTCAAGACGCTCACGTATGTGTTGTATGCGTTGTGTACTGTACTCGTAGTTTATTGTAGGCTCTTGCTTGTTCATACTGTTATTTAACTGTGAAAGGGGTCTGTGTCCAAAAACTGTGAACTACGAAAAATTTAACTGAAGTACTTAGGTCTTTGAGGTGGTGATTCTGTGACCCCTGCCCTGCTCAAACTGCTTTTTCATTTTGTATTACTATGCCCCGACCCCTCGAAAAGATTTTTTTATTTTCTTATGCCCCGGTCTCGAAAAAAGATCAAAAAAAATGGGCAAGTCTCCCTGCCCATTTCCCACTCTACAGAGTGTGTCCGGATTCGTTAGTCTGCTCTGCTACCTGCACTTGCTCTAAAGCCATG